ATGTCGGAAATCGCAGACTTGATTGAGAAAATGTATGGGCATCACTACACGCCCCAAACCATGTCCAATATAACAAAATCATTTACAGAAGAGGTAACGGCGTTTAAAGGGCGAGAGCTTCATGACCGTTATGCTGCTATTTATATGGACGCAACGTATATTCCGTTAAAGCGGAAAACCGTCGCCAAGGAAGCTATTCATATCGCAGTTGGCATTCGCCCGGACGGATCAAAGGAAGTATTGAGCTATGCGATTGCACCGACTGAATCCATCACGATTTGGGAGGAAATTTTATTGGACCTTCAAGAGCGCGGTTTGAAAAATGTCCTCCTGTTCATCACGGATGGCTTAAAGGGGATGGTAGGAGCGATTAGTCGGTTCTATCCCAAAGCTCGTTTTCAACATTGTTGTGTACACGTTTCCCGTAATATCAGTCACAAAGTGCGTGTCAATAATCGTAAGGAAGTCTGTGATGATTTTAAAATGGTGTATCAAGCCTCATCTAAAGAGGTGGCGTTGGAAGCACGTGGTGCTTTTGCGAAAAAATGGAAAACCAGCTATCCAAAAGTGGTTGAATCGATTCTTTCGAACGATCACTTGCTCACTTTCTATGATTTCCCCTTGGCCATACGCAAGAGTATTTATTCTACGAACTTGATTGAATCCTTTAATAAGCAAATCAAGAAATACAGCCACCGCAAGGAACAGTTCCAAAACGAAGAGTCGATGGAACGTTTCTTAGTCTCGTCTTTTGATACTTACAACCAAAAATTCCTAGGTCGCAGTCATAAAGGCTTTCAACAGGCCGAAGGCGAACTTGAACAAATGCTAAGCCAACTGATTGAGAATTAGAAACAATCTGCAGTAGGGAAGAATCATTTACACAAAATTATTGACGCTCCCAACAGAGTATGGAGAATTAAATTTGGTGATTCCTAGAGATAGAAATGGTAAGTTTTCTCAACAAACTTTACCTGCTTATAAAAGAACCAATGACTCTTTTGAAAAAATGTACGGGCATCACTATACGCCACAAACCATTTCAAATATGACTAAAATAGTTTCTGAAGATATTATTGCCTTTAAAGAAAGGTCCTTAGAATCCAGATACTCTGTCATTTTTATGGATGCTACTCACATTCCTTTAAAAAGACAAACTGTTTCAAAAGAAGCAGTTTATATTGTAATTGGCATTCGATTAGATGGAACCAAAGAGGTTCTTGGGTTTAGTCTTGCTCCAACTGAATCTGCTTATGTTTGGAAAGAGATTCTTCAAGACCTAAAAGACCGTGGTTTAAAAGAGGTTTTATTAGTCGTAACTGATGGTTTAAGTGGCATTAACGATAGTATTCATAGTGTTTATCCATTCCCTCCGTCAATCAGAAGAACTATTTATTCAACTAATTTGATTGAAGGTTTTAACAAACAATTAAAGAAATATACCAAAAGAAAAGAGCAATTTCCTAATGAAGAATCTCTGGAGAGATTTCTAGTATCTCAATTCAACAACTATAATCAAAAGTTTCTATGCCGAGTTCATAAAGGTTTTAAAGAAATACATGATACATTAGAATCAATGTTTTAACTTGATCAACAGAATGGGCTTTTCCTAAAGGTTTTAAAGAAATACATGATACATTAGAATCAATGTTTTAACTTGATCAACAGAATGGGCTTTTCCATTTACACATAATTCTTGACGCAACCAGGGAAATCAATCATATTAATAAACTATCAATTATGATTAAAAATAATGATAGTTTTTAGTAGTAAGGAGAAGAACCGTATATAGTGCCCTCGCCTTCATTTATTGCGAGATGAGCAATATTAATTTTGAGAACATTATCTTTTATTGCAGTGTTTAGTGGTTCATATTTTTCATTAAAATAGAAATTTTTATTTAGTGTTACTATTAATTCGTGAGCAATTTGTCTCATAAGTGCATAGTGTAAATTTTCAAAAGGTAAATTTTTAGAGAATGTATTTAGTTGCTGCATACTCATGCTATATACGGATTGTTTTAAGTTATGGTATTTTTTATCTATTTCTGCATCAATATGCGCTCCTCCATCTTGATCTGCTAAATAGCCAATAATTTCTTTTCTAGTAAAACTATCTATGCCGTTAATAAGCATTTTTGTGTTATACCAATGATCAAATGACAAAAGAGGAACCAAAGTTGGGGAGGGGCCATATTCATCGAATAAGGGCCAGTAGGTATTAAAATATTGACCATTAAGTTTATTTGGTATTGTTGCTATAGTGACCGGACCGGAATAAAGAACGACATCTTTAATAAACAAACTTGTATTATAATAAAGAAGACTGTCTTTTACACCCAGTTGTTTAAGTAGACTTGCTGAATTTCTGGTATCTCTTAACAGTACTCTAGATGTTGTAGCTAAGCGTTTAGCCTCAAAAAAATTCCCTTTATCAAATTGTGATGCAGATTGCAACAAGAAATGATATTGTTCATTTAAACTATCCTTCAAGTTATCTTCAGTAATTTTTATTTTCTTTTCTTTTTGTTTTGCCATAAAAAATCCTCCTTATATCTAGTCTCAAAAATAAAAAGCCACCTCTTTCGAGATAGCAGCGCAATACTATTTTAACATAAGGGGTGGCGTTTGTGAGATTTCAATGGTTAAAAGATTATCAAGAACTAGATGAGCAGATTCTTTATCTAAAGTGGAATCTTAATAAAAGTAAACTTGAATTGAATCGATGGGTCTGTGGTGATTTAGCAAACGTCCGCATCGAAAAGAATTCGAGAACTTCTTCTTTAGAAGAGAATATTCAAAAGATAGAAAATGAATTGGAATTGTTGATCGAGCAAAAAGAAGAAATGTTATTGCTGATAGAGAGCTTTTCGGGTATCGATAATCAAATTGTTAAGATGAAATATGTTGATCAAATGAGTTTAGAAGATATTGCTGAATCTGTTGGATATAGCTCATCGTATGTCAGACAGCGACATGCAGAAATCAGAAAGACATTGAACTTTTTAGATGAGTATGAACAAAGACGTGCTGATCGATGTAAAAAAGAAAGTGAAATCGAGTTCTACAATAGCGAGAAGTACAAAGAACAGCTATCTTTACTCTAAGATTACAATGTTCACTAAATGTTCGAACATTGTAACTATGTAAACATTGTTAGCAGCATGATATTCTATTAGTGTCAAAAAAATATGAAAGAGCCAAGATATCCCAACTGTTTTATTAATTGGTATCTGTGGCTCTTTTCTATTGTTTTGATTGGACAGCAGCACTCACAAAAATAAACATGTTCTTGTCGTCTTTCAACTGCTGCTGTCTATTAATATAAGTTCTATACCTCTTTTTCATAATAATTGATATAATTATGGAAAAGAGAGGTGTCTATTTTGGAAAAAAATATCAAGTTTTTATATCTTCAACTTATGAAGATTTAATTGTAGAACGACAAGAAGTTATTACGGCGGTTTTAAATGCAGGTCATATACCTGCAGGAATGGAATTGTTTAAAGCTGGCCCAACCCAGGAAGAAGTGATTAGAGAGTGGATAGAAGAATCAGATATTTATGTGCTAATATTAGGCCCTAGATACGGCTCGTTAAATTCAGAGGGTATAAGTTATACACAGTGGGAATATAATCTAGCAAAAGAGTTAGATAAGCCAATGTTTTCTATTGTCTTGACTGATGATTATATAACCGAAATGGTTTCTGATGGAAAGATTAAACCTATTCGTTTAGAAACTTCGAATGATAAATATATTAGGTTTAAAGAGCAGGTATTAAGTTCTCTTGTAGTCCAGGTAAATCATATTGCAGAAATAAGAAGCGGGGTATCTGATTCAATTAGAGACATTGAAAAACATCATTCAGAAAAGCTTAACGGATGGATAAAAGGTGAATATTATCAAGAGCTTGAGGAACTTCGTAGAACAAACAAAGAACTATCAGAAAGCTTAATTGCCAAACAAGAAGATGTTATTGATATGCAAAAAGAACTATCTGCTACTAAAGATGACTATATTGGGGAATATAGTTTTAATTATGTTAAGGAAAAGTTAACCAATAAAAAAATACAATCTGGTATTTTAAATGAAAAATTACAAGAATTAGAGGAAAAGAAAAGCTCAGGAAATTTATCTAATGATGAACAGAAAAGATATGAAAAATTAAGGGAATTTAAAGATGACAATTTTTCAGCATTAGATTATATTCTAAAAAATAAAGATGAACTCTTGACTGATGGATTAAATTTATATGATAACACAGTAGATGATATTTTCAGTAGCGAAATAATATCAGTATGGAATCAATTGTCATTGATTGATAAAGTTCGGATAAAACCGCAAGTTTCCGGTAGTTTTTTTGTGAATATGTACGATAAAGTAACACTTAATGAGAACGGAAAAAAATTCATTTCTATGATTGAAATTGAACAAAGTGATAATGCTAAAGCTTAGTTTATACTAAGCTTTTTTATTTTGAAAGGAGTTTTATCTATGAATGAAAAACAATTAAGTGAGCTATTTAAATTGAATGAAGCAAATCAAACTGTGGAGGCGACATTCTACGAAGCCCAAAAAGGACTAACATTAATTGCAAAGCAAGCCAAGTATTTCTATGACCAGATTGTTATGCAAGGGTTTAATGAAGAACAGGCAATGGAGTTTACGATGCGTACATTTAATTCTAGTAATAGTTAGGAGACTTCCTCTATGGCACTTAGGGCTGATAGACAAGGCGCTCACCGTGTTGCATTCGACAAGAATAGAAAGAGGCTGCTTAAGACTGAGAATGTCTGTGGTATTTGTGGTAAACCAATCAATAAGAATCTGAAAGCTCCTGATCCAATGAGTCCAGTTGTCGATCATATTATTCCAATCAATAAAGGCGGTCATCCTTCAGCGATTGAAAACTTACAGCTGGCGCATTGGACTTGTAACAGACAGAAGTCAGATAAACTATTCAATAATAAAAAAGAAGAACCAAAAGTAATCGGAAATAGGAACCTTCCTAAAAGCCTTGAGTGGACTTTATACAGTGGTTAAAAGAAGTAGGTATAAATAAAGTACTAAAAATAGATTTAAAAGCCGTGAGCGAAAGAATAAAGGGGGCATACCTCCCCCACCGGTGGTTGCTTCGTGCTTCACGCAGTCACTGTACATTTTTTCTCGCGCGAAATTGAAAGGAGTTGATTAAATGGAATTGCAAGGTATTGAATACTTGCGAAATAAGTTAAATGTCCACAAAAATCGTGTGGATACACGTTATAAGCAGTATGCCATGAAGTACAATGACAAGATGATCGGAATTACAATCCCGCCAGCCATTAGATCAAAATATCGATCGGTTTTGGGTTGGTGTTCAAAAGGCGTTGATGCTCTTGCTGATCGTCTAGTTTTTTGTGAATTTGCTAATGATGATTTTGAAGTAAATGAAATTTTTCAAGCCAATAATCCAGACGTTTTTTTCGATAGCGCAGTGCTTTCAGCTTTGATTGCATCTTGCGCTTTTGTTTATGTCTCGAAAGGTGAGGATGGCATGCCGCGTTTGCAAGTAATCGAAGCGAGCAATGCAACTGGCGTGATTGATCCAATTACTGGATTGCTGATAGAAGGGTATGCGGTACTCGAAAGAGATAAGTACAATAGCCCAACTATCGAGGCATATTTTGGTCCTGGATACACAGACTATTATTATGCTGATAGCAATATGGAAGATAATCGAATCGAACATAGTTTTCAGCATCCGTTACTGGTCCCGATTGTTCATCGACCTGATCCAGTTCGTCCATTTGGGCGTTCACGCATTACTCGTTCAGGAATGTATTATCAGCGCTATGCTAAACGAACGCTTGAACGTGCTGACGTGACCGCTGAATTTTATTCATTCCCACAAAAGTATGTACTTGGGAGAAGTCAGGATTCTGAACCGATGGACAGCTGGAAAGCCACAGTATCAAGTATGCTAGATTTCACGAAAGATGGCGATGGAGATAGTCCGACGCTTGGACAATTCACTACATCAAGCATGACGCCTTTCACCGAACAATTAAAAACAGCAGCTGCTGGCTTCGCTGGAGAAATGGGACTAACGATGGACGATCTAGGATTTGCATCAGATAACCCATCGAGCGTAGAAGCAATCAAAGCAAGTCATGAAAATTTGCGTCTCGCAGGACGAAAAGCGCAACGGTCGCTTGGATCTGGTTTATTGAATGTGGCGTATATTGCTGATTGCTTGCGTGATGAATTTCCATACCAGCGTTATCAGTTCAACAAAACTATACCGAAATGGGAACCGCTGTTTGAAGCTGACGCAAGTGCATTATCTTTGATTGGTGATGGGGCTATTAAATTAAACCAAGCTATTGAGGGGTATGTTGATGCTACTGTGATGCGAGATCTTACAGGCATCAAAGGAGCTGATAGCGATGGATGATGTTGTTCCTAGACTCCTTGAAGCAATCGAGACTCAATTTGAAGAGCGCACTTACAATAGCACAAAATTAAAAAAAGCCCTGAAACTATTGAAGGATAAAAAAGCCAGCTACCTTAATGCCAATGATTTTGCCATTGAAGTTGGAGAAATCCTTGCCGATGTTTTAAAAGAGAATATCACTCCTGGATTGCTTCCGGATGAAAAAATGTATTTCAATATTGCAGATCGGATTTTAAATCCGACTATGAAAAAAAATCATGAATTGATATCGAACTACACTGCCGATGTTCAAACAGAATTAAACAAAGAAGCTAATCTAAGACTAAAAGCACAAATTCCAGAGTTTAATCAAAATCGAGTAGATGGGATTATCAACCGATTAGCTAGTGCACCTGATTTTGAATCGGTCAAATGGTTACTTGATGATCCAATTATCAATTTCAGTCAATCTATTGTTGATGATTCTATTAAAGCAAACGCACATTTTCATGCAAAGTCAGGTTTGCAGCCTAAAATAGTAAGGCGTGTTTCTGGTCATGCATGTGATTGGTGTAGAAATCTAGCAGGCTCATATGATTATTACAGCGCACCAGATGATATTTACAAGCGACACCAGCGTTGCCGTTGCACCGTAGATTACAGACCAGACGATGGTAGACGTCAAGATGTTTGGTCTAAACAATGGAAAGATCCTGACAAAGAAACGAAGTTAGAGGCAAGGAAAAACATTGGTTTAAAATCTAGCCGTATTTTACATCAAGAAGGCCCTCCTTCAAATAATAACCATCTATCTGTAAAGCAAATATCAGATGTTGATTGGTTTAAAGAAATCGACGGTATGACGCCAAAAGGGTCAAGATCGTTGAATGTAGCTAATCAAGAAATCAACGAATATATGCGCAAAACCGGAAATGAAATGATGGCGATAGTAGATAAGGTGAGTGGCAAAGTGATAGCGAAAAAAATAGGGCTTTCTGATCAAGTGGATTTTGATGATGCAACTGTAGTAGCTTTGAAATCTGCAGTAAAATCTAGTCTTGTTTTATCGCATAATCACCCAGGTTTGAATTCTAATTTTTCCAGAGCAGATATTGCAACGTTTCTCGAATACTCTTCCATACAAGCTTTGACGCTTCAAACTACAGACGGAAGCCAATACTTATTAGATAGAAATGGTAAAAATCCCAATTTTCTAAAAAAAATAAGCTTGTTTTCTGCATATGAAAAAGAAATTGAACGATTTACACAAAAATATGGAGAAAATGATGAATATTGGGGTATAATTACTGAAAAGGCAGTTGAGTCAGTAGCAAAAAAATATGGTTTTGTTTTTAGGAGGGTTTGAAATGAATAGTAATTTTTTAGAGTACCCTGCTTATAAGGAAAAGTATCCTGGTAAGACGATGGGAGACTGGTTACTTTATTCGAAGCATCAAACTTATGAAATGACAAAGCAAATGTATATTGAACATCAAGACGAGTTGACCGACAACGAGCGACAAGAAGTGGAACAATTATTGTCAGAATTAGAACAAGAGCTAAAGAATTCTATTTAATAGCACCCAGTCACGTAATGGTGGATGAGTGCTATTTTTGTATTCCAACGACAGGGTTATCATGCGTGATTGAGATTGAAGGGGGATATTTATGACTACTAAAGCACGACTTGGTAATCAGCATCCTACTCAATCGGTAATATTGCCATATGACAAATCTCTATATCAAGAAGCGATTGATTATTATCAGCGGACAGGCCGTAAATGCTACGAATGGCAAGTAAATATGTTAAAGGCGATCATGGCTGTTGACGATGATGGATTATGGATTCACCAAAAATTTGGATTTTCTATACCTCGGCGGAATGGTAAAACGGAAGTTGTTTACGATGTCGAAATATGGGCGTTGGAAAATGGACTAAATGTCTTGCACACGGCTCACCGAATCAGCACGTCTCATTCTTCATTTGAAAAACTAAAAAAATATCTTGAAGAATGTGGTTATGTTGAAGGCACGGATTTCAATTCGATTAAAGCTAAAGGTCAGGAACGGTTAGAGTTATATGAAACAGGAGGTGTGATTCAATTTCGGACCAGAACATCTAGCGGTGGTCTTGGTGAAGGCTTTGATTTTCTGGTTATTGACGAAGCCCAAGAATACACTACTGAACAAGAGTCAGCCTTGAAATATACCGTTACTGACAGCGATAACCCTTTAACAATCATGTGTGGAACACCGCCGACGCCAGTTTCTAGTGGGACAGTATTCACTAATTATCGTGAGAATACGTTATTTGGGAAATCAAAGTATTCAGGCTGGGCGGAATGGTCGGTTGATGAAATCAAAGATATTCATGACGTGGAATCCTGGTACAATTCCAATCCATCAATGGGTTACCATTTGAATGAACGAAAAATTGAAGCCGAACTCGGTGAAGATGAATTGGACCACAATGTTCAGCGTCTCGGATACTGGCCAAAATACAACCAGAAATCAGCAATATCAGAAACCGACTGGCAAGCACTAAAAGTGAATGCTTTGCCTGTGTTGAAAGGTCCTTTATATGTTGGAATCAAATACGGAAATGATGGGGCAAATGTCGCGATGAGTATTGCTGTTCGGACTTTGTCCGGAAAAATATTAGTTGAATCTATTGACTGTCAATCGGTCAGAAATGGAAATCAATGGATCATCAATTTTCTTAAAAAAGCCAATGTAGAAAAAGTGGTGATCGATGGAGCAGGTAGTCAAAATATCCTTGCTGAAGAAATGAAGGATTTCAAACTGAAAGAGCCTATTTTACCAAAAGTGTCAGAAATCATCACTGCCAATTCACTTTGGGAACAAGGAATTTTCCAAAAAGGAATTTGTCATTGTGATCAACCATCGCTGACACAAGTCGTTACGAACAGCGAGAAAAGAAATATTGGTTCAAACGGTGGATTTGGTTATAAATCGCAATTTGAAGATATGGATATCAGTCTTATGGATAGTGCGCTTTTAGCACATTGGGTTTGCAATATCAACAAGCCTAAGAAAAAACAACAAATCAGGTATTAAACGATTATCAATTTTGATAGTCGTTTTTTTAATACACAAAATTACCGAACTGCCGGGCAAGCAGGAGAAAGGATTTTTATCATGACATTTAAAACAATTGAAACACAAGAGGAACTGGACCGAATTATCCAGGAACGATTGAATCGTGAAAAAGAGAAATTTGCAGATTACGATGCAATCAAGACACGCAATGCGGAATTAGAAAATGAAGTCGGTACTTTGAAATCAACCATCGAAGAAACAAACACTGCTAAAAAGTCTCATGAGCAAACAGTGGCTGATCTAAATAAAAAAATTGCTGAATATGAAACAGCGAGCTTGCGAACTAGAATCGCGCTGCAAAATGGATTGCCCATTGATTTGGCGGATCGCTTGGTCGGAGATGATGAAGAAAGTATCAAGGCTGATGCAGAGCGTTTGGCTGGATTTGTCGGCAAAAAACAACAAACACCACCGCCGTTAAAAAATCAAGAGCCGCCTTTGGGAGAAGGCAAAGATGCATCATATAAAAACTTAATTGAAAATCTTAATTTAGAAGGAGAATAATATTATGGCAACTTTATCAAAAGGAAGTTTATTTGATCCAGAATTAGTATCAGACTTAATCAACAAAGTAAAAGGAAAGAGCTCATTAGTCACACTATCTCAACAAAAACCAATCCCTTTTAATGGTCAAAAAGAATTCACTTTTACTATGGATTCTGAAATTGATATCGTGGCAGAAAATGGACAAAAAAGTCATGGTGGTGTTTCAGTTGCCCCATTGACAATTGTACCCATCAAAGTCGAATACGGCGCTCGTATCTCTGATGAATTTATTTATGCTTCAGAAGAAGAACAAATTGATATTGTCAAAGCATTCAATGATGGCTATGCTCGCAAGCTTGCACGTGGGCTAGATTTAATGGCATTTCATGGAATCAACCCTCGTTCCGGTACAGTGTCCGCTATTATTGGCGACAATCATTTTGATAGCAAAGTAACTCAAACGGTTGATTTTAATGCTGCTGATCCAGATGCAAATATCGAGGCTGCTGCTTCATTAATTCAAGGTGCAGAAGGTGTAATCTCTGGTATGGCGATGGACCCACAATTTTCATCTGCTTTAGCGGCTTATAAAGTGAATGGCGTCAAACAATTCCCAGAATTAGCATGGGGAGCAAACCCAGGAACTGTTCGTGGGATCCCTACCGATATCAATCGAACTGTATCAAATGGCAAAGATGATTTAGTAGTAATTGGTGACTTTGCTTCCATGTTTCAATGGGGATATGCAAAAGAAATTCCGCTAGAAGTTATCAAATATGGTGATCCTGATGGCAGCGGAAAAGACTTGAAAAATTACAACCAAGTTTACTTACGTTCTGAAACTTATTTAGGTTGGGGGATTATGGATGGCAATAGCTTTGCTCGTGTTATTAAACCAGCCGAAAGTGGAGGCGGAGAATAATGAAATATAAGAATACGAAAACAGGGGTTACATTCAGTAGCCCTTGTGTCATTTCGGGTGGTGATTGGGTTCTTGTCGAAAAAGAGCAATCATCAAACGATAAAACAAAAGAAGAAGTTTCTGCACAGCACGAACCAGACGATGATCCCGAAATTCAAAAAAATGAGATCGAACCAGATGCTGATCAAGAAACCAAAACGGGCGATGCCACATATGATTCAATTACTATTCCACAAATTAAACAAGAATTAGATGCTTTCGGCATCAAATACAGCGCAACTGCTAAAAAACGAGAATTATATGATTTAATGATGGCGCAAGGGAAGTGATCAGATGCAGCCTTTTGCAACGATTGAGGATTTAGAAAATCTATGGCGTGTATTAAAGCCTGATGAAATCGAACGTGCCAAGCAGCTACTTGTCATTGTTTCTGATTCACTACGCGAAGAAGCTGGACGAGTGGGTAAAGACCTAGACAAGATGATCAATGAAAAGCCACCTTATTTCACAAATGTAGTGAAGTCGGTGACGGTTGACATTGTTGCGCGAACACTTATGACATCTACTGATCAGGAACCTATGACACAAACGACTGAAAGCGCATTAGGTTATTCCTGGTCTGGCTCTTATCTCGTTCCTGGTGGCGGATTGTTTATCAAGAACACGGAACTAAGCCGTTTAGGTTTGCGACGCCAGCGATATGGGGTGATTGATTTTTATGTCCAAGATTAAAGGGATGACTATTATTCTTGTCGATAAAATTGAAACAGGAACAGATCCATTTGGTAATCCTATTTATGAAGAGCAAGAAATCGAAATTGAAAATGTCCTAGTCAGTCCTACTTCGTCTGACGACATTGTGAATCAATTGACGCTGACTGGCAAAAAAGCCGTATATACGTTGGCCATTCCTAAAAGTGATACACACGATTGGGAAGATAGGGAAGTCAAATTCTTTGGCCAACGATGGCGTGTATTTGGAGTACCGCTCGAAGGGATTGAAGAACTCATTCCACTTGATTGGAACAAGAAAGTGATGGTGGAGCGTTATGGCTAAAAATAAATTCAAGCTCAATTATTCCGGAGTCGGTCAATTATTGAAGTCGGCTGAAATGCAAGGTGTATTGACTGAAAAGGCAACAGCCATTAAGAATCGCGCGGGAGAAGGATACGCACAAGATGTATATGTCGGGAAAACTCGTGCAAATGCGATGGTCTATGCTGACTCCTATAAAGCCAAAAGAGACAATATGAAAAATAATACATTATTGAAGGCGGTGCGTTAAATGATTGAGATCATTATTAAGCAGTATCTCGATAGTCATTTATCTGTGCCGTCTTTTTTAGAACAAAGCGGGGAGATGCCAGATAGTTATGTTTTGTTCGAGAAAACGGGAAGCTCAAAACGTAATTATCTTTCATCGTCCACCTTTGCTTTTCAAAGTTATGCGAAATCGATGTACGATGCTGCAAAACTAAATGAAGAACTGAAAGAAGTAGTCGAAAATATGATCGAACTTAATGAGATTAGCAATGTTCAATTAAATAGTGACTACAATTTTACAGATACGACAACTAAAGAATATCGATATCAAGCAGTCTTTGATATCAACCATTATTAGGAGGGAATCAGATGTCAAGAACAGAAAATGTATCAACCGCAAAACCCAAAATTGGCGGTGCAATTTATTCTGCACCATTAGGGACAACTTTGCCGACTGATGCAGTAACAAAATTAGATGATGCTTTCAAAAGTTTGGGTTATATCTCAGAAGATGGGTTAACGAACAACAATACACCTGAAACAGACACAATCAAAGCTTGGGGTGGCGATACAGTTGATGTTGTACAAAGCGAAAAAGCTGATACTTTTGGTTATACGTTGATTGAAGCGTTAAATGTAGAAGTATTGAAAGAAGTATATGGTCCCAATAATGTATCTGGTAGTTTGGATACAATGATCACGATTAAAGCCAACGCTACGTTATTAGAAGCACATTGCTTAGTTGTAGATATGGTTTTAAAAGCTGGTGTCTTGAAACGTATCGTTATCCCAAATGCGACTGTTTCAGAAATTGGAGAAATCAGCTATGCAGATGAAGACGCAATCGGATACGAAACTACTTTAACTGCCATGCCAGATAAGAACGGAGACACTCATACGGAGTATATTCAAAAACCAAGTTCATCTCCTGCACCCTAATGCGCCCGGAGGCGTCCAAGGCATACTAAATGAAGATGGATCCATTAGTGTGTCTTGGACTGCTGTGGATGGGGCACAGGCTTATGTGATTCATTATGGCAATGCGAATGAATCTGATCCACATGAAGCGACGTTTATGGGGTATTCAGAAACTACTTCATGGACGTTAGCAGCGAAAGACGTTCCGTCATTGAATTCTACAGATAAAATTTATCTATATGTTCAAACATTCAACAAAAAAGGCACTGGAGCAAATGATATTGAAAAAGCAGCGTATTTAAATGAAAATGCGTTAGGCTCAGCATGGTCTGACCCTATTATTCTAACGAAAACGCCCAGCGAACCCCTCTAATTTAGTAGAGGGGTTTGTACCAGTAGATACTAATAATTATAAACTAGGCGAGTGGTTTGCTAGTGAAAATTGGATTGTAGGTGCTACTTATAGATGTACGTTAACAGGTACTAAGCCAAGTCAACAAAAGTTTGCAATTTACTGTACCCGTGGTACTAATCAGGCGGGAACTTTATCACCTGGTGATGGGACTAATGGAACATTTACACTGACTTTCACGTTAAAAGATACAAATGTTGATGTGAATAATCCTAATATATTTCAAATTTATCAAGTGCCCAATACAACAATAGGTAATTGCACTATAGATACATTAGAAGTTATAAAACTAACATAGGTGATTTCACTGTTGCATTGGTTGATTTTGAGACATATAAATTAAGGGATTAAGGGAGGAATAATAATGATTATTACAGGAAAAACAAAATCTGGATTTAGTTATCAAATTCAGAAAGAACAAGTCGAAAATTATGAGTTTGTCGAATTAATCGGAGAAGTAGACGAGAATCCGACAAAGCTTCCTAAAGTATTGAAAATGCTATTTGGCAAAGAACAAACAGACAAATTAAAAGAACACTTGCGTACAGAAGATGGTTTTGTCCCTACTCAAAAAATGATTGAAGAATTTTCAGAAGTGCTAAATAATCCAAAATTAAAAAACTAATAGTCCTTGCAAGAATGATTAAGCTAGACGAAGATGCTTTGATGTGCGATCTTGCAGAAACTTATCAAATATACGACTACAAACAGCTACCGGTTTATACAGTAGCTGTTTTTTGTTGTGGTTTGAGAGAGGATTCTCGGATCAAGTTGAAAATGAGTAATCAAATAGTTCCTTTCGAAACGATGCTTTTGGCGGGAATCTATGATCGTTTGAGTCTCTTGCTTTGGAGTAAAACAAAAGATGCAGAGAAAGGTAGAAACATGCCGAAAACAATCTCTGATGAGCTTGACCCAAATCCTAGAAAAGCAAAGCAAGCTGACACATCTTTATTCAATTCTGGCGAGGATTTTGAGCAACGGAGAAATGAACTCATCAATCAAGTGAAACGTGGAGGTGAAGGGCAATGGCAACAGAACTAGGACAAGCATATGTACAAATCATTCCATCAGCTAAAGGAATAAGCGGAGCAATCAAGAGCCAGCTTGATCCAGAAGCCTCATCAGCTGGTATCAGTGCTGGTAATACGTTAGGCGGTAAGTTTGTATCAGTTATGAAAGGTGTCATTGCCACTGCAGCTATCGGCAAGGCTTTTTCAATGGCACTTACCGAAGGCGCTGACCTTCAACAATCGCTTGGTGGTATTGAAACACTGTTTAAGGGCAGTGCAGATAAAGTGAAGAAATATGCAGATGAAGCCTATAAAACATCTGGGTTGTCTGCGAATGCCTATATGGAAAACGTGACTAGCTTTAGTGCTAGTTTGCTTCAGTCTGTAGGAGGCGACACAGAAAAAGCAGCAGACGTGGCAAACATGGCCATGATCGACATGTCCGATAACGCAAACAAAATGGGTACAAACATGGGCGACATTCAAAATGCTTATCAAGGATTTGCTAAGCAGAATTACACCATGTTAGACAACTTGAAGCTAGGTTATGGCGGTACAAAGGAAGAGATGCAACGACTGCTATCCGATGCCGAAAAACTCACAGGCGTTAAATATGACATGAATAATCTAAGCGATGTTTACAATGCGATTCATGCTATTCAAGAAAATCTAGATATTACTGGTACGACGGCAAAAGAAGCTGCATCTACTTTTAGTGGTTCGTTTGCAGCAATGAAGGCGTCCCTTTCTAATGTGCTAGGAAAAATGGCACTAGGGCAAGATATCCAACCATCTTTGAATCAATTAGCAGAAACAACTTCAACGTTTCTTTTTGGAAACTTTATTCCGATGGTCGGCAATATTTTAAAGGCTCTTCCTGGAGCGATCGTCACATTTATTAAAGCGGCCATTCCATATGTGAAAGAAGGAATCGTCAATTTATTAGGATCAGCTTTAGAGCCATTTCAGGATATTGGAAAAAAGATTACGGGTTCATTTAAAGAATTCGATGAATTAGGGGATACTTTTTCAAACCTAAAATCAAAAGTTGATTTACCAACAGCTGGTTTAAAAATTCTCCAAGTGGCTTTTAGTGCATTGTTAGGACCAGCTGGACTAGTTCTGAAAGTCGTTGGTATGATTGCTGATGCATTTCAAAATAAAGGGATAAAAGGCGGAATGAGTCAGATTTCCCAATCCTTTGAAGAACTAGCTTCAAGTATGGCGCAAAATGCTCCCAAGCTTGGTTCAACATTTGGTACTGCTCTAGAGGGAATCTTAACAGCAATCGCAGCAGCGTTGCCAGGAATTGTTTCCGGAGGATTGAAAGTGATTGCCGGTTTTATGGCAGGGCTGGCACAAGGATTACCGCAGCTAACTTTAGCAGCAGCGCAACTGATCACAGCATTTACAGGAGCTATGTTGCTACTTATTCCCACAATAGCTATGTCTGCCACGACAATTATTGTGGCATTTATCGGGGCATTAACTGCTTCTGCTTTACAAATAGTCGCAGCGGGTGCAGCTCTGATCAATGCGTTACTTCAAGGGATCACACTTCAAATTCCTTCGTTAGTTGCAAATACAGCAGTATTGATTGTGACTTGGCTGACTGCACTCAATTCTCATTTGCCAGAAATACTACAAGCTGGAATGAATCTTCTGCTGACCTTCATGCAAGGAATCGCCAATAATATTAGTCAAGTATCACAACAAGCGTTAAATATCATTTTGAATTTCGCTCAAGTAATCGCCCAAAATATGCCGACAATCGTCAACACTGCGGTAAATTTAATGGTTAATTTTACAAATACGTTAGCCGCTCGAATGCCAGATATCATTAGTGCAGCTGCTACCTTGATTGCGAATTTTGTTAATGGAATTGCCAATAATTTAGGGCAAATCATCAATGCTGCAGCTAATTTGATTATCAAGTTCTTAGAAGGGATTGCCAATAGAATTCCGGACATCGTGAATGCGGCAATGGATTTAGTCGACGCAATGGTACGAGGCATCGTTCAAGCGCAAGGGCGATTGATGGATGCAGTGATTACGATGATCAACGGTTTTGCTGACAACATCCGCAATCGACAAGATGATATCCGAAATGCTGCTATGAATCTACTTGATGCGATCATTGGTGTATTTGTTCCCGATTCTTTGATCGAAGCAGGTAGTGCCATCATCGGCGGATTTCTTGATGGATTGAAAGCTGGATTTGAAAGCGTGAAGGATTTCGTTGGCGGGATTGCCGAATGGATCAAGGAAAACAAAGGTCCTATCAGCTACGATAAGAAATTACTGATTCCAGCTGGTAATGCAATTATGGATGGATTAAACGAAGGATTATCCAATCAATTCACTAATGTCAAAAAGACAGTCACCTCAATGGCAGACGAAATACAAGACATTATTGCAAACGGAGTAGATACAAGCGTACTCACCGATGATTCTTGGAATCCGCAATTGAGTAATGCAACAGCGGTAGTCAGCGCTCAAAACATTGCGACGAAGAAAATGGTTAGTGAGCCATCACCTCAGACAGAAGCGCCCGTTTATAATCGTGGATTGTTCGAAGGTGCAACAATCAATATACGTGAAGAATCTGATATTGAAAAACTTGTGGATGAATTATATAAACGTCAGCAGCGTAAAAACGTCGGTAGAGGAATGCGAGGTGTGATTATATGACGACAAAACTTCCAAAACGGGCCATGAACATTAACGGTTCATTTTTAGAAGAGTTGATACCAGGTTATCAAACATTAGATGTTGAAGGCCGAGAACTTTTCGAAACAGCAAACGAATATGCACAATTAGGTATTCGTGATGGAGAACGTCACATTTATAATCGTATTCCTTCAAGAAAAATAGTAGTCAAATATTATTTAAAAGCAGAAGATCCTTCCTCCTTCCGAGATAAGTTCAATAAATTAAACGTAGCATTGTTTACTGAAAATGAGGTTTCTATATGGTTCAATGATGAACCTGAAATGATTTTCAAAGGGACAAAAGCAAGCATTGATGAAGTCAATTCCGCTTATTATTGGGCGACTGGTAGTTTTACTATCACATGCGGCGATCCTTATAAATATACAAAATCAGATGCAACAAGTGTGATGTGGGGCTCCACAACAATTACTTTTCAATCCAATTATTTTTTAGGTAATACCGGATCCGGAGCTGTCTTAATGCCGATTGTTTTTGAAGGTGGCGCCTACTGGGGTTCTGATATTATCACGTGGCAACATCAAGGGTATTTGATGGGTGACGATGGGAAAGATGTCCAACCTTACGAAATTTATCCTACAGTGGAAGGATTGAAAGTTAAACCAACCATTGTAATTCAGGGAATGGGAAGAGGCATTCAAATCAGAACACGTAAAGATACAATTGATTTGGGAGATTTTGATAATGCCACCATCGAGATTGATACACAGACGTTTAATATTATAAAAGATGGTAGGCCAATGATTCGACCAATGAATGACTTCTATATTTATCCCAATGAACCATTATATGTTTCTGGGAAAGATGGAGATTTCGAGCTGACTATCAAATATTCAAATCGCTATCTATAGGAGGTTGATTACTTGTTAATGACAATGAATCTCAGTCGTGAGTACACTGCAATCTTAGAGAATGCTTACGATGTGAGTTATGAAAAAATAGAAAATGAAATTGGATCCATTGAATTTACTATGCCACTTTATGACACAAAAAATTCAATGATCCAAGCGCTGCAGTATGTGGAGTTAACCGATAACGAAAATGAATATATTGGCTTGTATCGGATTATGCCATCAACGATCCAAAAAGATCCAAGTAATTATTCCATCAAATACACAGCAATACATGTAATAGGGACGCTATTGGATAGTGTCCTTTTTGGTTACCATGAGTTAGTTAACCGAACAACTACCGACGTGATCAACTATGTATTGAATCAGCAGAAAACAAAGCATTGGGTTTTAAAAAAATGTGAATTCACTCGATATTTCAGCTATGCCTGGGAGAACGAAAATGGGTTAGCTGATGCGTTGTTTTCTATACCGAAAGCTTTTGATGAAGATTATATGTGGACATGGAATACACAAGTCTATCCATTTGAGTTATCGCTTGTAAGACCACCGACAGAACCGATTTGCCGGATTCAAGAAGGCTATAACATGGAAGGATTTGAAATTGAGACCGATCCGAATAATTTGGTTAATCGAGTATACCCGCTTGGTGCTGGCGAAGGCGTGAATCAACTGAATATTAAATCAGTCAATAATAATATTCCATATGTAGAAGATACCGATTCGATAAAGAAATATGGCTTGATCGAGTACGTTTGGGTGGATCAACGTTTTACCATTGCCCAAGCACTGAAAGACAATGCAATCAGCATGTTGAAAAAGTGGTCCATTCCGAAAGTGTCTTGGAAGGTATCTGCAGCTGATTTAATCAAATTGACGGATACACCTTTAGAAATCGATAAATTGCGACAAGGTACAGTCGTAATGATCAATACAAATGAGTATGGATCATTTAACCTAAGAATAAAAAAAGAAAGCAAATCAGATGTGTTCGGTGCACCGCAGTCCATTCAATTAGAACTAGGAAATCTGAAAGATGATATCAGTACAACGATGTCCGATCTTAGTCGTAAACAGCAGATTAATGAGACGTATAGTCAAGGAGCCACCAATATTTTGAATTATTCATACCAGGACAATTGCGAATCTGCTTATCCTGCTGAGATTGAGTTCTATCTAGATGATGATGTTTTCCATGTGAATACCGTCGAACTGACTTTCAAAACAAAACGTTACCGAGGTTATACCAAAGCGGTAAAAGGCGGTGGCGCTAAAACGATCACCAGCGAAGCGGGTGGCCAATCGACACAAACCAGTTCAGCAGGTGGTGGAAGTCGTCAAACAAGCTCGGCCGGTGGTGGATCCGTTCAATCGACTACAGCTGGCGGAGGCGGAGTAACAACATCCGGCTCTGGTGGTGGTTCTTATCAAGGTTCTTCAACTAGCGTGGGAGGAGGCTCAACACAAACCTCTAGTGCAAATGGTACACACAGACATATGATGTTTGAGTCGGTCGATGGTTCTGGCCCTATTCAAACAACACGATATAAAGCTTATGGAAGTAGTCTTATGCAAATGCAAGGATCCCCAGGGAAAATTTATACGGCAGAAGCTGCGGATAATCATACGCATAATGTAAGTATTCCAAATCATTCGCATAATTTTACAATTAATGTGCCAGCACATACGCATAACGTTTCTATCCCAAGCCATGCCCATAGCGTCAATATTCCCAATCATACACATAGCGTAAATATACCGAACCATACGCATACAGTGAAAATTCCGAGCCATAAACATAATGTGGTGCTTCCGGAACATACGCATCCGTTAGAATGGGGAATTTTCCAAGCAAGTGATTCGCCTTCAAGTGTGGATATTGTCGTTGATGGGAAAACAATCCCGCATCATGAAACCAGTCAAAGCAGATTGAATTTAGTTGATTATTTGAAAAAAACAAATAGCGGACAAATACAGCGCGGAAGCCACACGATACAAATTAAGCCAAACAAATTAGCTCGTATTGAAGCACAAGTCACATGTCGTGTCTTTATCCAATCTCAATTAGGAGGTCAATTTTAATGCTAGTTAAAGTAAAAAAAATTAATGGTGAAGAATTCATTGCAGAAGTGAATCAAACTATTCAGGAAATTTATGATGAACTGTCTAATAATTTAGACGGTTCTTTTATTTTATTTGGAGAACGTATTGAACAGAAAATGACAATTAAATCTGTTTATAAAGATAAGGTAGGTGATTGATAATGGCAGTAGAACATATTCAAGAGACTGATACACTTAATCGTGGTCGTATCAAGATAAATGAAGTAATTGATTTAGCAAACAATTCATCTATTAAAGTTGACCAATTCGAAATTGACTTAGCAAAAGGGATTCAAGACGCAAAAAAAATTGCAACAGATGCTGGTAGTGAAGCAAAGAGTATAGCTGAAACTGCTGGTAACGAAGCCAAACAAACCGCTTCTACAGCTGCAACAGAAGCTAAAACAATTGCTGAGACAGCTGGAAATGAAGCAAAAGCAATAGCGGAAAATGCCGGTTTAGAAGCAAATAAAAAAGCGGATCAAGCCATTGCCGATTCGAAAACAGCGGTAGATAATTCCAATCAAGCGATTGGACGAGCTAATCAAAACAAGCAAGAATTCGATGCACTTAGAAATGATTTTGATGATTTAGTTGCCGAATCTGGTGATAGTAATCCCGAAATTGTTCAAGCTCGAACGGATACACAAGGGGTTAAACAAAATACGTTACAGAATCGTTTGACAGCAGATTTTAGTACACGGTTAACAAATGCAGATGCTATTCAGTTATTTAGCGGGCCAGTCAATGTTCCTAAAATGATGGATTTAGCTGGAAAAGTCGCTGGAAATATTGAAGCAAATCCTCATTCAGTTTATACAGATTATACAGCTACTAGCTTAAAGACACCGTCAGCGACTTGGGCTGAAATCACTCAAGAAAACTATAATAAGTTGGTCGGGCGTGATGATCAGGGTGTTTCTGTTGGTTCAAGCCAAGGAAGTGTTATTCCTCAACAATTAAGCAAATTTGACACAGTAAAAGCAATTGAACAATTAGCACCACGAATTTTCGAAGGGATGAGTGTTAGTGAAAAAGTAAAATATATCAAAGATAATTTTATTTCGTTTTCAGTTACGACACGAGCAAAAGCGAGCTCCCCAAACAATAAAAATATAAAAATCGGGGTTTTTGTTGAATCTGCTGACTCTTATACAACGAAGATTCAAGGAGATGCAACAGATTTTACTGATTTCACAACAGAAATTAACGATAATAATTTCATTGATTCAAATGGTTTTATTCATGTTTTATCGTATGCAGATAGCTCAAATGGAGTAACAGCTTCTAATATCAATACTGATTATATTGGTGTGCAGTTGATGGTATCTTTGAATCCACTAACAGTACTAAATAAATCGGGTTTTGCTAATGAAGATGATTTGGCGTTAAAAGTAGATAAAACTGAGTTTCAAAAACATCTTGATGATGAAGAAAACCCTCATTCAGTAACTGCTAACCAGGTGGGAGCTTATAGTAAAGAAGAATCAAGTGAAAAATTTGCTGAAAAAACTGAATTAACAAAAGAAAATGTTGGGTTAGGATTAGTAGATAATTACGAAACGGCTTCTCAAAATGATGCAGAAGAGGGACAAGTTTCAAATAAATTTATGACACCGCAAAGAACTAGTCAAACCATAACGAAACGCATAGCCACGGATGAAGAAGCGATAATTGGTACAAACATAAATAAATTAATTACACCAAAAGCTCTGGAGTCCTACTATCAAGACAGAACAAAAGTTGCAGTTGCTAATTATGGTACTCAAGACGTTACATTGACGGCAAAGGATAAACTTACCGAAGCTAGCTGGCGGTATAGACGTATAGGAAACATCATAGAATTTTATGGTAGGTTTAACTTTAAAGCAGCTACTGACATTGTAAATGTGCAAGAGCTTCCTGTTGGTTTTAGATTAAGTTCAGATTTCGATGATACTTCTTGGAACGTACCATTAAACATACAAAAAGCTGCCAATCCAACCGCATATGTTGCAGGTGCATTTGTTGAAAGGCGAGGAACAAATTTATTAAGAATAGGTTCGAATTCAACTGGTAATCACTACGTATCAGGGCGGTGGTATACAGATGACCCTTTCCCGACTGGCTGATGGTTGAAAATTTACGACTATCGGCCCATCGAGGAGCACACACAGTTGCTCCGGAAAATACGGTAGAAGCGTATCAAAAAGCGATTGATTTAAGCTATAGAGCAATTGAATTGGATCCAAGGATTAGTTCTGATGGTGAAATCTTCATTATGCATGATGATACGGTTGACAGAACAACAAACGGGACTGGATATATTGCTGATATGTCTTCAGGGCAAATTCGACAATTGGAAATTGATGCATCGGATTATCCGGAATATCAGAGTAAAGTATTACGTGTACCAACGTTTGAAGAATCTGTAAAAATAATTTCTACAGGGGATATTATATTAAATGTAGATGGATCAAAAGTTGATTGGTCAAATGCTATATTTGCGAAAAGGGCAGTTGATATTTTGAAAAAATATGGGGTCTATAAAAAATCGTTTTTTGTTATTTCAGATGTTAATCAAAGAATTAAATTTAATGAAAGTTATCCGGATGCGACACTATCTTGGTTGCTTACAGATGAGAATTTGATTGACTCTGCAATTTCTGAAGCAAAAAAATATCAACGAGCGCTATTGTCTATTCCTTTAGAGTTAGCAACAGAGGTAGTTTTTGAAAAATTGAGAAATACAAATATTTATTATCAAATATATAATGTGAATAGAATAATCGATCTGAAATACCTTACTTCAAAAAAAGTTCGGATGGTAGAAACAGATACTTTATTGCCGTAGTCTTTTTTGTATCCTTTTATTTTGATATACTTGTTTTTGAGGTGATTCTGAAAGTGAAAAAAATATTAGGAACATTAATTGCGTTTTCCTTTGTTTTGACTGGATGTGTTTCTGCATCCAATAATTTATTGAGCCATAAAGAAACTTATCTAGTAGCCCATAGAGGAGCACATATAGTTGCTCCTGAGAATACAGTTGAAGCCATGAGAGAAGCAAAGTTACTGGGCTATAATGCAGTAGAAGTTGATGTAAGAACTAGTAAAGATGGAGTGAATTTCTTGATGCATGATGACACTCTTGATAGGACAACAAACGGAGAAGGGCAACCAGAAAGGCTGACAATCAAACAGCTTAGAGAATTGTCGGTAGATACTTCAAATTATCCAAAATATAAAGACAAAAAAGTTAATATACCAACTTTTGACGAAGCAATTAAAGAAATCAGTAAAGATAAGTTAATTGTTAATGTGGATGGATCAAAAGGTGAGTGGGATAACAATGATTTTGTTAATTCGATTGTAAGCACCTTAAAAAAATATAATGTATATGATCGTTCTTTTTTCGTTCTTACAAATAAAGAAATCAGAGATAATGTGGTAAAGAGTCATCCTGACTGCACGGTTTCTTGGTTGTATGATTCAAAAAATAGTATTGATGATGAGATACAACAAGTTAAACAATATAATAAAGCTTTACTTTCGGTATCCAATACTTTAGCGACAGATAAGTTAATTGAAAAATTAAACAAATCTGGAATTATGTACCAAATTTATGGCGTTAATGATATCCAAAGATTCAAAAAGTTAAAATCATTAGATGTGCCAATAGTAGAAACAGATACAATTAATCCAAATAAAATATAGCAGTGTGAAAGTGGACTCAAACGAGTACACTTTTTTATTTTTATTTAAGGAGTTGTCACATGATTAATTTAGGGGAATGGGGAGCGATAGCAGGATCAATAACCGCTATCGTTTCTTTGATTTTATTAGTAATAAAGCCAATTACTGCATCTTTCTCGAAGATTACTGAGACTCTTTCAAAAGTAAGCCGAAATTTAGATTTACTGACTAAAGATTTAGAAGCAAGCAAATCTGATCGCATTACTATTCATGAAGAATTGAAGAAACATGATGAAAGATTAGATACACATGCAGAAAAATTGGTGGAACATACACAACAAATTAAAACTTTATTTAGGGAGAGAAGAAGATGAAAAACATTAACTGGAAAGTACGTATGAAGAATAAATCATTTTGGCTGGCAGTAGTGCCAGCAGCGCTGCTTTTAGCTCAAGTTATTGCTGTCCCATTTGGCTACAAATTTGAAATTGACATAATCAATAAGCAATTGCTAGATGTTGTCAATGCAGCATTTGCATTTCTATCTATTCTGGGTGTTGTGGCTGATCCAACAACGAAAGGCGTTTATGATAGCGAACAAGCATTGAATTACAGTAAGCCGAAGGAGGACAATAAGAATGAGTAAAGAAAATATGATTAAATGGATGCAGGATAGACTAGGCAAAGTCACTTATGATATGTACCATCGGCTTGGACCTAATTCTTACGATTGCAGTTCTGCAGTTTTTTACTCAATGATCGCTGGAGGTTTTTTAACGTCTGGATCAATGGGAAATACTGAAACGTTGTTCGGTATGGTTGGAACGAAACTGAAAAAAATTAGTCGATCAGAAGTACAAAGAGGGGATATCTTTATTTCAGGTACTCCTGGTGGTTCAAATGGATCAGCTGGGCATACAGGTATTTTTCTAAGTAACAGCTCATTTATCCATTGCTCTTATAAGCATAACGGGATCGCAGTAGACACTAATGATGCATACATGAGTACAAAACTGCAACACAATTTCTATCGTATTATCGATGGCGGAACTGCTAATACAGATAATAAACCACAGATGATCCAATTGGCGATTGATGGCCAATTTGGTAATGCAACTGCTAGACGTTTACAAGAATACTTTGATACTGCTGGCAAAGATGGTGTGATCAGTCATCAGTTCAAACAAACATTTAACCAAAATATTTACGCTGCTCAATTTGACAATACTTTGTCTGGATCAAACGTCATTAGAGCTTTACAAGGTTTCTTAGGCATTGCTCAAGACGGTTTGTGTGGCCAAAATACAATCAAAGCTTTACAAAAACATCTAGGCACAACACAAGACGGTGTGATCAGTCCTGTGTCTAATGCAGTGAAAGAATTACAGCGTCGATTAAATGCGAATAAGCTATAA